AGGCTAAAGGAGTTTGTTGCGTCGATGAATATCGAACAGTTTGGAAAAATTGAAAAATTCTTTCAGACCATGCCGAAATTATCAAAGACTATAGAATTAACATGCAGTAATTGTAACGCAATAAACAAGGCCAAAGTCGAGGGCCTTGCAAATTTTTTCGTATAAGTCTCGGAAGAGACTCACTAGCAGATTTTTACAAAACAAATTTTGGACTTATACAATATCATAAGTATAGTTTAACAGAGATCGAGAACATGCTGCCGTGGGAGAGAGAAATATATTTGACATTATTAGTTGAACACATTCGAGAAGAAAACGAAAGAATGCGAGACAGAATCGCAGAAAGAAGGATGAGAGGATGAGACAACAAAAAAGATTGCCTGCTTTACTAACAGGAAATAATCTTGACACAATTAAAAGTTACCCTCCTTCCACACCAGATAAATCTGTTGATTTAGCGAAGGAAATTAAAGTAATAGGTAAAGATGTCAAGGACCTTTTAAAGGAAACTAAAAAAGAGTCTAAAACTTTAATTAGCATAGAAAAAATACTTAAAAAGTCGGGAGAAGAACGTCAACCTATTACACAAACTCCTTACATTGAAAAGAAAGATGTACAGAGAACTTCTTTTGCACCATCAACGTCTGAAAAGGCGGCTGCAAATAAAATGCCTGTTTCTAATGACGAAACAGTAAAAAAAGAGGACCCAAAACAACTTAGTCTAGATTTGGGTGATATTCCTATTCCGAAAAAAGTTCCTGTACCAAGTACAGTGCCTCCTGTAACACCACCAGCAGCTGCAGCGGGCATTGCAGGTCCATTAGCAGCTGTGGCAACAATCGCGACTTTGCCTTATATTGGCGCCTCAATTGAAAAAAGAAAGATAGATGCAAATCCCAATGCTCCCGGATTAGAGTTTAATCCCTATGCTATGGAAAAACGTGGAGAGACAGATGTGTCGGGAAAGCCCCTAACTGCAGGTAGGGCAGGTAAATTAAATGCAAGACGTGCCGCTGGTGCAGTGCGTTGGGGAGAAATAAATCAAGCTGTTGAGTCAGATTTGACGGATGAGGAACTGTTTACGCAATATGGCAGAAATAGAGAAGATTTAAAGAAGTGGTTGGCTGAAAACAAAGATGGCAAAAATTTTTACGACATAAACACAAAAGCTCCTGCAGTTGCAGATCGTGAACCTATTAAAAATATTAAACCTCCGCAGCCAGAATCAGGTGAATCACCTACTATCACAGGAATGGAATCTGCTTTTGTGCCCACACCCCCAGGAACCTCAAGTGTTGAACAAAAACGAGGTGGATTCTTTAATAAAATAAAGGGCACATACAATTATATTAAAGAAAATACTAATCAAGATTTATCAGGAGGTGTAGGGGTTCCTCAAGCTGAACAAATGATAAGTTCAAATGTCGAATCTAGAAAAAAAGAAGAATCCTCAGGACCTATTCTTACACAACAAGATAAATTTGATCAAGGAATAGTTGCAGAAAAATCTTTATTTGGTAATAGTTTCCTAGGGAGTTTATTTTCAAAGAAAAATCAAAAAATTGGTCAATTCATGGCAACCGGCTCTGATAGTAATATCATTGAAAACCCTGAAGGTAATATTAAATCATATAAAGCGGGTTCATTGTTAGGTCAACGTGTGTCGGGAGGATTGTTTGGTCGTGACACATATAAGGTATCATTAGAGGGTAAAGATGGTGAAGCTGAATATGGTACTCAGCTAACTAAAAAAGATTACATGCAAATACAAAATCTTGTAAGGCAAGGTAAGTATGATGAGGCAGAGGCAAAGTTTAAAGAGCTAAAAGCGGCACAACAAGAAAGGGATATTCAGGTTCGAGCACCTGCATCACCTGAGGAAATGATTACACCAACAACCGCAAGAAGGGACTTTTCTAATGAACTATTAACGGAAAGTTCGCAAAACAAGAACTTAACAGGTGAGATGCAAGGAGGGGGTCAAGTACAACCTATTGTGATTCAAAACAACAATAGTACAAATACACAAACAGCTATACCCATTAAAGCTGAACCACGTATGCAATCATCATTCACACGATACAACGATTCAAGAGCAGCATATTAAAAAAGGGGCTTGCGCCCCTTTTGTTTAGTCGTCGTTTGCTAGCTTAGCAAAGTAAGACAACGATTCATCATCATCATCAAAATTTACTTCTTCCTTCTTTACGACAGGTTTGGGTGCTGCTGATTTTACAGGTGCTGCACGTTGCACAGGTTCATCAACTTCAATTTCCTCGCCACGCTTAGGCGCTGCAGGTGCATTGAGAACAGCATTCAACTTTGCTTTCAGTTCGTCGTATGACTTGAAACGTGAAGGATCAATAAACGGCTTGAGTGCATGTTGTTGATCCCAAATCGCTGTAATTTCTTCATCAGATTTTGCAACAGGAGAAGGTTTGTCAAATTCCGATTTATCATAATTACGATAACCTTCAACCTTACGAATCTTCAGTTTGAAGTTTGCACCATTCCAGAAGTCGAAAGGATTGACTGATTCCTCATCTTGGAATTGAGGATCAGCAACGTCTTTGATCTTGTCAAAGATTTTTTTGCCAAACTTGTACAAGAATACTTTGCCTTCATTCTCAGGACGACCCGGATCAGTCACAACAAGAATGTTACTGATGTAAGTCAGCTTACGCTTTTGGGCGCGAGCAACGTCTTTGTCTGCTTCATTGCCGCTGTTCCAAAGCTGGCTGTTTAGTTCACTGACAGGATCAGGCAATCCAATAGTCGTCAATGAATCTTCGATATACCACTTGCCTGTTGGGCCTTGAAAGCCATGGTTCCAAATACGAACCCAGGGAAGGTCCTCGCCTTTACACGGGGGGAGGAATCGAATGACTGCATAACCATTACCAACCTTATCGACTTCAGGTTGCCAGAAGCGATTATCTTCTTGATTGGTGATGGGATTGGCGATCTTTTCTACTTCCTTCATCAGGTTTTCGAAACCGCCGCGGGACTTTTTAAGATCAGAAAGAGATTGAATAACCATAGTTTACTCCGTATGAAAAGTGTGTTGCGATGTATTAACGTATTTTCGTTTTGTTTTGTTTGTACTCATGATCTAAGTATTCATCAAACGCATCATCATTAAACGAATCATAATTATGCACGACCTTGCGGTATTTGTCAACGATTCGTTTGTTCTTTTTTAACTTTTTGATTTTTTTACCATCACCGTAATCATCATTAAAACGTCTTGTATCGCCCATAGTAAAACCTATTACTCCTTGTCCTTATTAAGTTTAGATGTTTTGCGATCTACTGCAATGTAAGGCCAACGTGAAATTTGGTCTGCAATGATCGCTTGATGTTGTGCAATTTTAACCATGTACTTTTGCATTTCGCGAATGGTCTCTGCAACAGTTAAATATCTTTCATGTATATCAATAACTTCTTTTTCAAGAGTATCAATTTTGGTTTCTAGACGTTCAAAGTCTTCCAATGAGTTCACTGAACCTATCCTTTTTCATTTTGACGAAAGGGCTGTACTTCCTTATAAGTCTTGAAATATCGGGCCATACAAATGTCTCATCTATTTCTTTATCAAATTTTTCACAGAAATTGTACATTTTGTTTAGAATTACAAGAGTCTCGATTGTAATATCCTTACTCAAGTAAGCTCTTATTATATATGGGTGTTGATTTTTCTGTACTTCAAAAATTACAGCTTCGTCGAACGCAGATAGATTCAACTCTTGAAGGACTCTTTGCATATCATTTTTAAATGTGTATGCAAGTGACTCGGTTCGTTTTTTCCAATTGAGATATGTGTCGTGCGCGCGCGTATCAAAAATACCGCCCCATTGATCACCTGAAACAAAGTTCGACACAAGAAAGTTGATGTATTCTTCATCTTGAAATTGATTTGCCAACTTCGTATACAAGTTCTTTTGACGCATGAATTTGTCATTCGACACTTTAATGCGACCTTTATGTTTCACAACATCATAACGATCTGTGGTAAAATGCATACGAAGGGCAAGATAATAACGATAGGCCTTAAAGGCGTCCATGTTCATCATAACGGAAGTTTACCTGTTTTCCTTTTGAAATAGTTTAGTTCCTCTGCCTCACATTGAATCTTCTCTTTGAGAGACTTATTCACCAGCGACTTGATTGATTCTACATCAATATCAGCCTCTTCGCAATAGTTGATGACAGCTTCCATGTAGGAAAGTTTTTTTGCCGTGACTAAACTTTCTATGTACAACGAAAATTCATTAGCAGTTGTAAACTTCTTTGAAATAATAAATTGATCTGTAAGTGTGTTCATTTGAATAGAATAAGAGCCATGAAAACAGCATTAACGATAAATCCTGCACCAATCGTCAAAACGTTAACAGTATCTTTTAAAATTGCAGCGCGAACAAAGAAAGTGACCAAAGCTGCCCAAATGAAAAGAACCAGATCAACAGGAGGCATCTTGTCCGTCACACCTGCCATGACTGCTAGGAATGTGGGAATGAGTGCGGCATGCAAAAGAACAATGCCTACCCATCCAATAGATTCGGCGGTGCTTGGTTTTAGTTTATGTTCAAAGAAGTCGAAAAGCGAACCTCTCAAAAGTGTTAGCTTTTCGAGCCAATTAACCTTTGTAGAAGATGTGTTTTCCGATTTTGGCGACTCGTTGTTTTTTCCATCGGGGGTTGACATAGTCTGCATGATAGTATAGTACGTCCTCTGTGATGATTGATAGGCGGTATCCTTCAAGTAATACCTTTTTAGCCACAGCCTCGGATTCTTTATAGGTTGCTGCATGGATAGGTCTCACTTTAGCTTTTGAATCGCAATACCAACTAAATTGACATATGACATTATTGTATACTAAATTTCTTTCATATACAACAGCACATATATCTTTTGGAAATTTTCCTGATTTTGTTCGATTGATTGTAACTTGTGCAACTGCTACTTTACCTTCAAATGATTCGATACCTGCCTCATAGTAAATGTTTTTTGCCAGACAATCTATCTCCTTTTCACGTTGTGCCATAGTTACATAAGGGGGATGTTTTTCCTCTTTTACTTCTTCGAATTTGTGATGCACTAGATAAGGAAAATACTCATAAAGAATGCTCCCCAAAAAGAAAATGAAAACTATTCTTAGTATAAACATAATACCTCATTTTTTATCACTGCTCTGTTTGGTCTTATTGACCACATCAATAATATCATGATTCTTTTTTTGTGCATTGATGAAAATTTGAGCGACTAATGAAAGAATACCCCAAGCAAGAAAGCCGATAACAAACCCAAACATTACAATCATGTCAAACGTTTGATTCATACCCAACCATTCTAGAATAGGAGTAGAAAATATTATTCCTGTTCCTGTTGAGATACCTCCGCGTAAAGCTGCATCTAGAATTGTCATTGGCTTCATGAACACCATGAGTGTCAACCCACCAATCAACCCACCCAATCCGGACATAATTTTAGCTGTTAGAAATCCTGGTTCAGGCATAACATTTTCCTTAAAAAAATAAAGTGGGTTATTCTGTTACGAGGAAACCCACCGAAACCCTAGGCTGAGTTTAGGCAGCCAATGCGAACTGTTCGTCGTTTGCGTTTACGTTTTTTACTTTTAACGACTCTCTGTGTCGGATCGTCCATCTTCTTACTTATTGCCCCGTCGAAACCAGGTCAGGCCCATCAGAAAACTCTCTGCGATACTTGAAATCATGTTAGCCCTTCTTCCTAGCAGGTCCTTGCTTTGGTCGACTTTAGCAAGTTTTTCTGTTTATCTAGTGTAGCTACCCAAAGAGTTTTCTGGTGGACCTGGGCGGAATCGAACCGCCGTCCGAAACACCTTTCAGTCAACTTCATACAATCATAAAAGTTATTTATATCAAACGTAATGTAGATAACTATGAGCGTACATCAAAGAACCTCCATCTCGGCATTTTACTTCATATGGATAAAGCCAATGAGGAGGAAAAACAAGAATAGAGCCTTTTTTCGGAAAAATGTCTGTGATTCCTAAAGCAGGAAATCTAATATAAGCATTTTCAGCATCAGCTAGGAATACAAAAACAGACAAAAATCTTTTCGCAGATCTATGATCATTCACATCACTATGTAGGTTATAGAAATCTTGATCTGTAAACTTTTTGATTTTTATATTCTCAAACCCTTGCAATTCAGGAACAAGAGGTAGTTGAGTGCCTTGAAAGTAATTTGAAGCGGCTGAGAAAAACAACTCAGAAAAAACATCTTGAAGATGCAAAGGTGTAGTCGTTAAATCATTTTCTGTAACTTCAGGCAATTCCCAGTGGGAATGCTCTGTAACAATAGCTTGCTTAAATTTAAATTTTTCATTCGTAATATCTTCAAACGTTGCATTCTCAACCACAGACATAATATCTTGGCAAGTTTCTTCGTCTAAAATATTTTCATACAGTTTAACGTAATTGTGTAGGTTGCCCAAGACGTTTCCCCTTTTCATCAACTAATTCAAAATCTGACCCTTCAAGTAAAATACAAGAAGTGTTTTTACCTTCTGCCGATATTGTAACACTGAAATCGTTCGTTGTCAATGATTTCCAAAAGATTACTAAATACTTTTCTTTCGTTTGTGCAACAGCGATAGGTCTTTCCTTATGGGTGTTTTTTAACTCATTTACTATATAAGAAGTTTCACTACACGCAGCTTGAAAATTTAAGAAAAGAATATTAGGCGTCTGTGCATACGTACCCATCGAGAACATCATCAAGGTAGTTAGGATTATTTTTTTCATAAAGGTCCCTATAATAGATTAGTTGGTTAATGTAATTGTTTCGCTTCTCAACAAAAACTTGGACAGGATCATTTTCACAAGCAATTATGATAACGATCTTACTTACAGGTATTCCAGTCAGTTCTTCGTACATTACGGCGTACGCTGAACATTGCATAAAATAATTTTCAATATATTGTTTTTGTTTTCGTTTAGACGATGTCTTAAAATCTATTACGCTTAAACGACCATTATGCTCCGCTATACAATCAACGGTCCCTGCCAATCTCAAATGTTCTGAGTATAACCGTTGTTCCTGTAGATGTATATTATCAATATCCTCCAAAGCAGGTTTTATACTGCGAAAAAGTTCTTTGTCAAATAAAGATATTTTAGGATTGCTAAACGGATCTTCATTTTGCAAATACTTTTCACAGAGGCTGTGCAAACGTGTGCCGCGCGCCGCTGCTGTAGTAGCTATGTAACTCGCCCGATCTTTCCCGACTTTCTTTCGCCAGGCATCCAATGACTCTTTACCATATTCCTGCAATACTGTTGTGACGGAAGGAAATTTATTCCCCGAAGGCGTTACATAAATTCTCTTGCCGGTTGCAGGATTTGTTAATTGTTTGAGCTTTGGAATTTCGGGCGGGTTACTTATAGCATTGTACAATTTCATTCAGATATTTTCCTCAAACCATGATTATAAACATTTTGCATAATGTGTCAATATCTGAACTATCAATAGTTGTTAAGTTTTATTTTTCTAATATCGTGTCTATGATGAATCTCTGAAATTTTTTTCAGAAATATTTCTGCCTTTTAGATTGAGATAAATCGAGACACCATACAGCTAATTTACACAATGTGCTAAGTAACAACCGATTGAATTCTATGCATTCTCCTCGTATTTTAATCTTGCTAAAATGTATTGCTTTACAATGTCACTTCTCACAATGTCATCGACTGAAAATTCTATCAATCGAAATGATGGCATCATGTTAGCAATGCCGATAAATTTCTTCAGTCCTGACATATCATGTTTTTTATTTAGATCTGTCTGTCTAAAGTCTCCGCAAAAAATAATTTTTGAATTTTGTCCCACTCGAGTCATAATCGTGTTTATTTCTGCATCTGAAAGATTCTGACACTCATCGACTATGATGATGCTATTGTCAAGGGTTACACCTCGCAAGAACGAAGTGATCAGAAAATGACACATGCTTTGTTCTTGAAGTCGCTGGAACGCATCATGCTTGTTATTGAAAAGGTTTGAACAAATTTCCATATAAGGTATTTTGTAAACTTCTGTCTTTTCCTTTTCATCTCCGGGTAAGTGTCCGATCTCACGTGCTGGTACTGCAGATCGAACAATGATTACTCGCTCATATGATTTACTTTTATCTAGCACTTCTTCGAGGGCTTTATAAAGTGCTATATATGTCTTTCCTGTACCAGCAACTCCATGTAGCAACATGAATTGCTTTCCCTGCTCATAATAATTAAAAAACAATTTCTGATTGTCGGTGAGCGGATCAATAACAATCATGTCGTCTAATCTTAAACGTAGACGATTTGTATTCATCGATGGCTGTAATTTTTCTTGTCTTTTTGCCATAGAGCCCTCTGAAATAAAAAAGGACAGCCTTGCATTGCTGTCCTCTCGGTTAAACGGAATTATTTTTGCGGGTGACATTATCTTGAAAGTTTATTTTTTAAATTACTTTTTGGTTGAGATTCATGTATTTTTGAAAGTACCTCCCTAAATCCATTGTCGACTGTTCGAATACCTAAACGAACGGAATCACCCACTCCTGGGGTTCCAATTTGTAATTGAACTGAGTAAGATTCACAAGAGGTGCAAGGATTGCCCTCTGGTTTGAGTCTGTCTGCAATCATATACTTTTCTGTGAAAGTATTGTTACAGTTATTGCATTTGTAATCGTATAGTGGCATAGAATTATTTATGCATTTTGCGAGTTATACCAAGAGGGAATATTTCTTTTTTTCCAACTTGCAAGATGCTGCTTACCTCCTTTATAGTAGTTATGATAAGAAGTTAGAGGGTCGCCAGGCACTTTGTATGTATCGGGCATTGCAGGTGTTGGGGGATAAAACACAGGAGTAATAGCATGTTTTCTTCGGGCAATATTATTAGGAGGATTCAAAATAGTATCATCTAATCTACTACATGCATGTGTTTTACCATAACGAAACGTGTATTCTCTGCAAAGCCAAAACCAAAGAGAGTACAACCAAAAATAGTTATCTTCGTTTGCTCGACACCATACTGATGAAGGATGGTTAATGTGCGATGCCTTCATTAGAATATCTTCGCGCGAATCATTCAGGCGCCATCGCTTAATGCGGCGCCCATTCGCAGTCATCCCAAGATATTCTTCGCCGTCTAGCAATCGATGAGCAGTTGACATGAGCTGAGCATACTCAATGATCATCTTGACTACGTGCTTGTCATTGTGCATTTCTGCACAAGTTTTTGGATCCTTATCCAAATAGAAGATATTCAAACCAAATCTCCATCCTTATTGATTCGAGTAATCATATTTTTCTTTTTATCTGCGTCCCACTTTTTTAGATAGTCGTTGTCCTCATCGAAAACATCGAAAAATTCTTTTTCATTAATCACACGATGAGATACAATATGTTCTCCCAGGTGCTTTTGTGATAGTTCAACTGCCTCTTCGCAAGTCACAGTGTCAAGAGCCCATTCAGTTTTTCCTTTGGGTACTTCAACAACATAACGCATAAGGAACATCGACATAGCTTCAACCAAAACTAACTCAGTTTCAGTATTTTCAACTTTTTCCATGATAAACCCACCATCGTCGTTTGGTTTGAAATTCAATACATCACCCTCTTTCCACCCAACTTCATTCAACAGTTCATCGGGAATAGGAAGAATCAAATCCTCACCGCTTTCTAGGAGTTGAACTGTATATCGTTTTTCGTTGCTCATTTTTATCTCGCTTGTAATCTAAAAGCCAACAAACTTTTGTTTCATTGTTGGTGGGTTTTTCAAATTGCTTCGGCTTGTACGTGCCCAATAACCAAGACATAGTCCTCCTTATGAATATTTCACCTCAAAGTCACGTTGATTGCGGAAATTGCGCTTATAAAGTTTCTTTACAGAAACCTTGCGCGGCTTGTAGGTGCCGGAAACCAAAAGATCAAAAGCGATGGGATCACGGCGCTTTACAACTTTAGTGTTGAACATACTCACACCTACGGGTTGAAGAAACATACCGACCATAATGGTCATACAAAGGAACACGAAAACAATGTCTACGCACCATTGGCGCATGTCCATAATAATACTCACCTGTCTGGTGAGGCGGCGGATAATATGCAGGAGGCGGGCCGTAATAAGGAGGAACGGGTTCAGCGGTTGCTCGACCAATCAATGCACCACCAATAACGCCAATAAGGGCTGCTTGTTCGACGGGTCCCCATGCATGAGCAGCAGGAGAAATGGCTAGAATGACTGCAAGCAAAAGTTTACGCATTTTATTCCTCGCAATAACTGTAAGCGGATCGTAGATTTTCCATGTAAGTTACAAATTCATTATAAGCAACGTCATCAAGTTTGTCAATATACGCAGACACTTCCCACTCTTTTAGCTCAGCAGAAATTGCCTGCAGTGTATTATTTATTTCATCAAGGGTCATGAATAGTCGCCGTTAAGTTGCCCAAGAATATAATTGGTGACCATCTCTCTGCCTACCTCGCCATCATCCCATAGGTCGGCGGGAGCTTGCAAGCCAAACGCATAATTGGGGCCTACCCACCAGTTTTTAACTAGGTCTTCACGACCCATAAGAGAAAAGAGAACCCGGTTCAATTGTTCTTTTGATGCATTCATTTTGACACCCAAAGTAAGAATGCGACCCCCGCAAGAGTCGCTACTAGATATCCCAGAGCTGCTGAACTCATGGACACTGAATAGAAAAGTTGTTTAAGGCGTTCCATTTATTCGACCCAAATGGAAGCGTTCAGAAGAAGGTCAACCTCAAGCAACTGCTCCTCAATGGGCATTTGACGCAGCAAACGAGCAACCATGCTGCCAAGGAAACCCGCGGCGTAATCATAATCTTCATGCACTCGAACTGATTGTTGAGTGAAACGATCAACAACGGTTTGAATCTGTTCGAGAGTCATCGTAGTATCTTGAGCCATTTGGCGCTCCTGAAAAATCATTCAACATTGATAATTATACAGGACTTAGCAAAAAGTGCAACCGATTTTTTGTTGTTTTTTTACAACGTTGTGAGAAAACAACATCATAGAACTTCGTTAGGATATTCTTCTGATGGTCTAAATTTGTATTGTGGCTTATCAGGTTTGGCATACGGAAAGGTTACAGGTACATGTGAGTTCATATTATTTCCGTAAAATATCCTCTTCAAGACATTCTTCACCATATTGAATTTCGATAATTTTTAGCGGAATGCTTGCTTGATTTTCAAGTCGATGCCATGTTCCTTTGGGAATCGTCAATTTATCAAACTTTTTGTAAACACCTTGCAAAATATTTACACCATCATAGTCATTAGATGTCCACACTGTTGCAAAACCCGAAGCGACAAACCATTCCTCTGCTCGCTTGAAATGTTTCTGCATACTCAGGCTCTTTTCAGGTAGCACGTAAAGTTCTTTAACTTTAATGTTTTTCCCGTCATCATAAAACACTGAATAATGACCCCAAGGTTTTTCAACAATTTGTAACATAAGATCTCCTATTTAGCTGCCAGAAGATAAAGTCCGACGTTTGAAAAGGCATAACCCCCAAAGGCTATTGCCATACCTAAATTACCCTTTAGGCCTTGTTCTACAGCCACATAGAGGTAAATCATTCCGACAAAAAGTATAAGATTATCGCTCATTTTTGTTGCGTTGCATCATAAATAATAGGGGGACAAAATCTCCAAACTTTCAAACAACCCAAAAGGTCAAACATGATTACCGGCATCATACAGTACATCTCTCAAAAAATCAAGCAACATGATGAAAAATCCTTCAATGAGAAATACTTTAAACATGCACAAGATATTGTTGACGTAGAGAGAATTCTTCGTCAGCTTGACCGCCAACAAAAAGGATTCCCAAGATGAAAAAAGTTTTAAATGTTTTAACAATCATATTTTCTTCCATCGCTGAAGGTAGAGCAAAAGCATACGAAGCAAGATTACGTCACCGCGGAATTATGCTTTAAACTTCTACTGGTAGTGGGAAGTATGGGTCAACATCTTGATTTTGTCTTTCATATCCCACGTAACCTCGAGGATTGCACACCACGCGGGTATCACCCACCATGTAGTCGAATTCAGAGTGGGTGTGCCCGTGTACCCAAAGTTTAATTTGACTACGACTCATAATAAATTCTTCTAGATTAGAGCGGTATGCACCATTCACGTGATAATCTCTTTCATAGTTAGGTTTGACACTCTTGTGAGAGGGTGCATGGTGACCAACAACAACACACTTTTTATCGGCGTAAATTTTTGTTTGTTCATCGATAAACGAAAGACTTTTTTTATGTTCTTCTAGAACATCTAGCGGTGTGAACTTACGATCCTGTACACGATTTCTGATGACTCGAAAATCATTCATGCACCCTTGTGCAGTAGCCATACTGATGGGATTTTCATTATTAAAGTCTGTCCATAATGTTTGCCCGATGAACACTACATCATCAATCAGTTTCGTTTCATTATCAAGAAAATAAACGTTTGTTCCGACACTTTCGCAAAACTCACGCAGAATGGTTGGTGAATCGTTAAAGTCACCCCCGTAATGTTCATGATTACCCATGATGTAAATCACGT